AACAACAACCGCCACCCTTTTGATAGCTGCGGATAATCAAACCCGCGTTTGTTATCTGCACCCGAACGCCAATGTGTATGTAGGCAATTCGGCGGTGACTTCTTCAACCGGTTTTCATTGTCTAGCGAACACGCCTATTTCACTTACAATTCCGGCTAATGAAACTTTGTACGGAATTACAGCGACCGGTACAGCCGGAGTTTTGACGCTCACTCCCGATTTGGACTAACAGTGAAGACAGGCGATTTCGTAATTTGGAACTCATCGGGCGGTAAAGCTAGGGGTCAAATTATCCTGATAGAAGACAACGGAGCGCTTGATGTTCCTGATAGTAGTTTTACTATTACGGGCACTTTAGAAGACCCCGCCGCACTTATTCGCGTTTATCAAGAACGCGGCGACGGCTATGAGCCAACCGATACCGTAGTGGGTCACAAGCTTTCTACCCTTTCGCCTATTGCAGACCTACCGAAACCGTCAGACGGTATGCGACAACTTATGTTGGAACTTCCGGCGGAAGAAGAATTGACGCCGGAGTATCCGGAAAGCGGGCTAAACGGCAGACAAGCCGTGATGTACGAAACATTGGAAGCTATCGCGGAACAGTACGGCCTATTCAATAAAGGAAGCAAGGCCGACGGAGCGCACTATGTTGAGGCTTCGCCGTTCGTTGAACAAGGTATTTATTGTGCCAGCTGTATCTTCTACAAGGGCGGGCAAGCTTGCGAAATCGTTGAAGGACAAATCAACCCTATGGCCGTTTGTAAGCTTTGGGTGATACCGGAAAACCTTATTGTTGAAAGCATTGAACCGGAAGAAGAAAGCGCAGGCTACGAAGCACGCGCGGAAGTTGATTTGTCGGCTCCGGCTTTTATGCGCGCAAGCGCTAAGCGCGGCTTGGCATTATACGAACAAGGGTTTGGCGGTTCCGGCCTTCTAAGGAAGACCGTGAACGAAGCACGCGACATGGCGGGCGGCAAAGTAACGGAAGAAAAGTGGCGGAAGATAGGCGCTTGGATTGCGCGACACACCGGCGATCTTGACGCGGTGCAGGGAGATGAAATCACGGCCGGTTTAGTGGCTATGCTTCTATGGGGCGGCGGAGCTTCTAAAGCTTCGGCGCTTCGCGCGAAAACATACGCGGAACGAACTGTGGAAAAGTTAGATCAAGCAAAGTAAAGTGAGAAAACTATGACCGACACAATTCAATGGGTTAGTGCTCCGCTAGACGAACGCCGGACAGTTGTCTATTCCAATATGGAAATGCGCGCCGAAGGTGACGGCAATATGCTGACCGGCTATGCGGCCGTGTTTGATAGCCCGTCTGAACCCATGCCGTTTATTGAATATGTGAAGCGTGGAGCTTTCATGAAAACCTTGAACGACGGCGCTGATGTTCGTCTTCTTATAGATCACGAAGGCGTGCCGCTTGCGCGCACCAAATCCGGAACCCTTGCGCTAGAAGAAGATGAGTTGGGATTGCGCGTTGAAGCCGAATTAGACCCAATGAACCCTGACGCGGCGCGGATTATTTCCGCCATGAAGCGCGGCGATCTAACCCAAATGAGTTTCGCGTTCCGCACAATCAAAGATAGTTGGTCAAACGATCGCATGACTAGGGAGCTTCGTGAGGTGCAGCTTTACGATGTAAGCGTTGTGACCTTTCCGGCATACGAAGCAACGGTGGCCGAATTGCGCGGCAGAAATCAAGCTGATATAGTTGCCGATAGCGTTCCAACGAAGCTGCGATCAGCGCAGCTCCGGTTGGCGCGTCATAAATAGCCGCGACACAGCCGGCGCTTCTAGCGTCACTGTCTGTAAGCACTAAGAAAACCCAAACAGACAAACAAACTAGGAGAAAAAGCATGAGCTACTCAAAGACCCTCATTGAAAAGCGCGACGCTATCTTGGCTAAGGCCGACGCGATCGTGGAAACAGCAAAGACAGAAGCACGCGACCTCAGCAGCGACGAAGACACCGCTGTTGTAAAGGCGCTTGACGAAGTTCGTGAACTTGACGCACAGATCGCTACACACGGCGAACTAGAACAGCGTGCAGCGGAAGCCACCAAGCTTCGCGAGCAGAACAAGATCAGCGAAAATGTGGCACCGGCCGTTGTAAAGCGTGAAGCACGCACCTACACCGCACAGGCTTCAACTTCGTTCGTAGCCGACGCTTACTCAGCACAATTCATGGGCGATTTCGCAGCGCAGGAGCGCTTGGCACGCCACATGAACGAAGAACGGATTGAGCGCCGCGATGTAACCTCAGCGAACTTTGCCGGCTTGGTTGTCCCGCAATACTTGACTGAACTTGCTGCACCATTCGCACGCGCAGGCCGCCCAACAGCGGATATCGCACGAAAGCATGAGCTGCCAGCTTCCGGTATGACGATCAACCTTTCCAAAGTCACGACCGGTACAGCTGTAGCGGCACAGACCGAAGGTTCAGCCGTGCAGGAAACGAACATGGACGACACCCTTTTGACCCTTAATGTGGTAACAATCGCGGGTCAGCAAAATGTGAGCCGTCAGTCATTGGAGCGCGGAACCGGCATTGACGCATTGGTTATGGCAGATTTGACTAGCGCATATCAGACAACACTCAACGCCGCTGTCGTCGCTGAATTGTTTTCTTCCGCAGGCCAGTCAGTCACCTACACCGACGCTTCGCCAACCGTAGCCGAACTGTATCCAAAGCTTTTGGACGCAATTCAGAAGGTTCAGACAACCTACTTCGGTGGCCCAAATGTGATCGTCATGCACCCGCGCCGTCTAGCTTTCATCTTGGCAGCGCTTGACTCAACCAACCGCCCATTGGCCGTACCTACTCCGGTAGCTATGAACCCAGTAGCTTACGGTTCGGGTTCCGTGCAATACGGAAACAGCGGCTACTCAATCGCAGGCTTGCCTGTCGTGACTGACGCTTCCGTTGCTACAAACAAGGGCACCGGAACAGATCAAGACACGATCTACATCGGTAACGCGCAGGAACTTCACCTGTGGGAGCAAAACAACGGCAACCCAATGTTGTTGCGCTTTGAGCAACCGAAGGGCGCTGAGCTTGATGTAACGATGATCGTGTACGGCTACAACGCCTACACCGCGAACCGTTATCCAAACGCTTGGGCACAAATCAACGGCACCGGATTGGTGGCACCAACTTTCTAATCAGCTACTGATCGGGCTGAATAGAGTAGAGTGGGCGGCGGCGAAAGCCGCCGCCTATTCTTATTATTAGGAGCAACTATGACCCCATATATTGAAGCGCTATTAGCGGAACGCGAAGGCTATGTGAGGCGTAAGCTTCCTAAGCGCGTGGAAGCTATTGACGAAGCCTTGCGCGAAGTTGGCTTTGAACATAAGTACCTTTCCAAGCCGGCAGAAGCCGCGCCGCTTGAAGCCGCAGCTATTGAAGCCGATGTTGAGAAAGCGATAGTCAAGCGCGCTAAGAAGCGGAGCTAATCGTGGCGATAACAAACGGGTATTGTACGCTGGCGGAACTCAAAGCCGGCTTACGAATTACCGACAGCACCGAAGACAGCTTGTTGGAGAACGCTATTGAGGGCGCTTCGCGCCGTATTGACGGCTACACCGGCCGCTTCTTCTATCAGACGACCAATACAATCAAGCTTTACGCGCGCAATGAATACCTGTGCCCTGTCCGTGACCTTGTTTCTATAACGACGCTAAAGACCGATACAACCGGTGACCAAACCTTCGCGACTACTTGGACGGCTAACACCGACTATCAACTACAACCGTTAGACGCCGGCATACAAACAAGGCCTTACAACCGAATTGTTGCTATCGGCGTCAAAACTTTCCCGCTGTATTCTTTGCCGCCGTTGCCGTCGGTGCAGATCAACGGGGTATGGGGTTGGCCTTCGGTGCCTGACGATATTCGTGAAGCTTGCGTGTTGTTATCTTCGCGCGGGTTCGCACGCTTGAACGCGGCATTGGGCGTTGTCGGTTTCGCTGATATGGCTTTACAGGTTCGCGCCGTTGATCCTGATGTGCGCGATTTCCTAAACCCTTACCGCATAAAGGGCATGGCGTAATGGCCGCGACTGTTTCGGCTGTTGCCGACGGACTAAAGACGAAGTTGGCGACGATTACCGGCGTGAGGGCTTTCAGCTATCAGCCGGAGCAGCTAAACCCGCCAACGGCGTATCCGGTATTGACCCAAATCAACTACCACAAAGCGTTTGGCGGCGGCAATGTGCAAATGGAGTGGAGCATAAACCTGATCGTTGGCCGTTACACGGATAGCCGCGCTCACGCTGCGCTTGACGGATATCTAAGCTATGACGGCGCTTCTTCGCTTCGTGCCGCTTTAGAAACCGACCCAACGCTTGGTGGAGTTTGTTCCAACTTGGTAGTAACATCGGGCTATAACATCAGTTCGCTAAGCGAAGCCGGCGCGGATTACTTGACTATTCAGGTAATCGTTACGGTTCACGGGTAAAGGAAAGAACATGGCACAATATAAAGTGTTGAGCGACAACTTCGCGGTAGCAGCTAAAGGCGACACCGTTGAAGAAACGGCATTGGAAGGCTTGAATATTGAAGCGTTGATTGACGGCGGCCATTTGGCTATGATCGGTAGCGCTAAAGCTAAAAGCAACGACGAAGCACCAAAGGACAAGTAAATTATGGCCGTTTTAGTTCTCACCAACCCAAGCATTTCCATTGGCGGTACAGATGTAAGTTCGCTTTGTACTTCGTGCACTATCAACTATGAAATTGACAGCGTTGAAGTAACGGCATTTGGCGACACCGGCCATAAGTTCACAGGCGGCCTACAAAATGTGACCGTTGATGTAGAAATGAACCAAGATTTCGCGGCAACTAAAACAGAAGCCACGATCTATCCGTTGGTTGGAACCCAAACAACGATCATTGTTATTCCGGTAAACACGACCGTATCTTCAACCAACCCGCGCTACACGATTTCCAGCACTTACTTGGCAGCACATACGCCGGTAGCCGGTGCTGTTGGCGACCTAGCCAAAACCAGTCTTTCGTTCACCGGCGGCTCCGTCGCCAAGACCACTTCATAACAGAAAGTAGAAACTCATGGCCGTTTTAGCACTTACAAACGCTTACATTTCAATCAACAGCGTTGTCCTTTCCGATCACGGAGCTTCCGTGACCCTCAACTACGAAGTGGACAGCGTTGAAGTAACCGCTTTCGGTTCGGGCGGGCATACCTTCACCGGCGGCCTACAGAACAACAGCTGCGATGTAGAGTTCCTGCAAGATTTCGCTACCTCAAATGTGGAAGCCACGATTTATCCGCTAGTTGGAACAACTACAACCGTAGTCATCAAGCCTGCCGGCGCGACTACCGGAGCAACCAACCCAAGCTACACGATCTCAAATGCTTACCTAGCCGCACATACGCCAGTAGCGGGCGCTGTAGGCGATTTGGCGAAGACAAGCTTGACCTTTACCGGCGGAACGATCGTCAAAGCTACAAGCTAATTTCAACCAACTAGAAGAAGGGAACTGATATGAAAATCAGTTTAGAGATTGAATTCATCAACGGAGATAAATCCAAGACTGAGGCGATGTTCGCTGATTTCGTGGCTTTTGAGCGCCAATGGCAGCGATCTGTCGTCAAGTTTGAGCAGGAAATGCGCTTGACGGATTTGGCTTGGCTTGGTTGGAAATCGGAAGCACGGCAGAAGCGCACACCTTTGACTTTTGACGATTGGCTATTGACGGTTGTTTCCGTTATGCCGGTTGAGGAGCAAGGTGAAAACCCTTTGGACAGCGAAGCGCCCACAGCCAAATAGCTGCGCTAGCGTGTGAAACCGGAATAGCGCCTAGCGTGCTACTTGCGGAAGACGATCTAATGATTGACGAAATGTTTGTGTATCTTCGCGCACGCGCTAAACAAGCGAACCTACCGCGCCGCTAATATAGCTTCATGAGCCAAACAACCGATATCAAGCTTCATGGGCTTTCGGAAACTTTGCGCTACATGAAAAGCTACGAAAAGGAAGCCTACAAAACTATCCAGCGCGATCTGAAAACTATCGCCACGCCTATCGCCGTCAAGGTAGGGCAAGGGTTCCCGTCTAGGGCTATGACTAGGTGGAAGGGAACCGGCCGCTATAACGGCACGGCGCGCAACAAATCGGGGTTCCCTAAGTATTCGCAGGCCGCAGCGGTCAAGAGTGTAAAGCCGGCTCAATCTGCCGGTAAGAAGAAAGCCGGTGTTCACCCGATCTTACGATTGGAGCAGAAAGACGCCGGCGGAGCTGTTTTTGATAGTGCCGGCTCCAAGAGTTCCAACCGGTTCGTAAAGAACCTAGACACCTACGGGGAGATCAAAGGAAGTAGTCAGGTGGGCGCTTACCGTTCGCGTGTATTATTCCCTGCGACACAAGGCGAATTACCGGCTGTTCAGCTACAACTGAAAGTTGTATTAGACCAAGTGAACCGCTACTTCGCGAAAGCTATCAACAGTTAGGCAACCTCATGGCATTAGGCGTAAACATTGTTTCAAGCTTTGATAGCAAAGGTATCCAAAAGGCTATTGGCGATTTCAAGAAGCTTGAAGGAGCAACGGACAAAAGCGCTTACGCGCTGCGAACGGTGGACAAAGCTGCCACCAACTTTGCTAAGGGTTTGGCGAAGTTCGCCGGCGGTGCCGCGCTTGCTGCCGGAGTTATCGGCCGACCGCTAATCAACGCCGCTTCTTCTTTGGAAGAAAGCATGAGCAAAGTCAATGTCGTTTTCGGTGATAGTTCTAAGAAAGTTGTTGATTTCGCTAATCAGGCGGCCACTTCGTTAGGCCTTAGCAAGACACAGGCTTTGGAAGCTGCGGGCACCTACGGCAACTTGTTTCAGGCGTTCGGCGTCGGTCAAGGTGCAGCACAAGAAATGTCGCTCAATTTGGTTGCTTTGGCTTCTGACCTTGCTTCGTTCAATAACACTTCCGTTGATGACGCTTTGTTGGCGCTTCGTTCCGGCTTATCCGGCGAAACGGAACCGTTGAAGAAGTTTGGTGTGGCGCTAAATGACGCGCGACTAAAAGAAGAAGCTTTGAGCTTGGGCTTGTATAACGGCAAGGGGAACCTAGACGCGAACGCGAAGTCACAGGCCGCTTATGCGCTTATCATGAAGGACAGCGCGCTAGCGCAGGGAGATTTTGGCCGAACTTCCGACGGGGTAGCTAACCAACAGCGTATTCTCGCCGCACAGTTCAAAGATGTGCAGGCTTCTATTGGAACGGCACTTCTTCCGGCGTTCAAGGCTTTGCTTGGGTTTCTAAACGACACCGTTGTACCGGTGCTCAAAAACTTCGGCGCGCTTTTAGGCGAAGAAGGGGCTGGCGCGGCGTTCAAGTATTTAGGCGGCGAGATTTTGGGCGCTATTGGCAAAATGGGCAAGTTGGGTAACATTGTTTTCACTATTGCGGCAGCTTTCTTGGCACTAAAAGCGGCCACGATCGCTTTTACCGTTGCCGAAACCCTTGCCACTATTGCCGTCAAAGTTTTCGGCGTTACTTGGAACGCGACAGGTATTGGTTTGATCGCGGCCGTTATCGCAGCGGTAGTGATTGGGCTTATTGCGCTTTATATTCGCTTTGAGGCGGTTCGCAAGGTAGTGGCGATATTGGGAGAGTTATTGAAGTTTGTCGTGATGAACGCCATTGCCGGCGTTTACAACTATTTTGTTACTTTCATAAATGTTGCAATCAAGGGTATCAACATACTGATAAAGGCCGCAAACCTTTTTGGCGCAGGGCTAACGGAAGTTGGCGAACTTGGCTACATGGGTTTCACCGGCCTTTCGTTAGGTGCAGATAAAGCAACGGCGGCGCTTGGTAAAACCCAAGACGCTTTGCGCGCCGTTAGGAACGAAGAACGGGCTTTGGAAGGAAAGACAGGGCTTGGCGGAACCGGCGGGGGCGGCGGGGGCGGCGGCGGCGGCGGTGGCGGCGGCGCGGGCGGCGGAGTTACGCAAGCTATAGACAAATTGAAGGTATATACAGACGCGCTAAAGGGAGCAACTAGCGCCCAAAAAGATCGCGCCAATTCGTCTAAGGCCGTTTTGGCAGCTGACGCCGACTACAAGAAAGCTATTGAAGCAACAACGAAAGCCCAAGCTTTATTCAATCAAATAACGCGCGGCTACGGCATAGATAGCAAGGAAGCCGTCAAACAGGCGCGTGCCGTTGCCGACGCTCAACGCGGCCTAGTCAAAGCTAATAGGAGCGTTGAAAATAGCTTGCGCGGAGTAAAGGAAGCGGAAGACGCGCTAGCGAAGCTTCGTGAGGCCGTCAATCCGGTAACGCTAGAGACAGCACAAATTGGTGTAACCCAATCGCAATTTGATGTTGAGGAAGCCACTTTCGCTGTTGCTGACGCCGAAAAGGAATTGGCAGCTATACGGCTTGACCCTGAAAGCACGCCGCAAGCTATCCGCGAAGCCGAAATCAAGTTGGCTCAAACCAAGTTCGCGCTGCGTGACGCGACACTTGCCGTAACCGAAGCGGAAGCCGGACTAAAGAAACTACAAACCGATACGCCTACGCAGGCCGAAATTGAGGCAGCTGAACGGGCTGTCGTGGACGCGCGCTTGGAACTAAATGACGCCACGATCGCACAAACAGACGCGACGGCAGCACTAAGCGAAGCCGAAACCTTATACACAGAGATTGTGTATGGCGCTAAGGAAGGGTCAGACGCTTACCGCGAAGCGTT